GTGTTCGCGTGCCACTCCGATCCGCCGTGCGTCACGCAATCGCCGCGCTCGTACGTTTTGCGGGCGTTCCAGACGTCGCGGTAGATCTCGCACGGGATCGTAAATGTCCCGAGATCCTTAACCCGCTCGCCGAGAACCGCGCGCACGGTAAACCGCCGCTCGCCGTCGTGCAGTATTTCGAGTTCGCCGAACCCGAGGCCGTCGGCCCCCGCCGGGCCGGTTGCGCCGTCGGTCCCGTCGCGACCGTCGCGGCCGTCGCGGGCGGCGGGCAACGTTTCGAGCGCGGCGATCCGTAGACCGATCGCGCACTCGCTCGCCGTGAGGCGCGCGGCGGCCTCGCTCGACGCGGCGGCGACCGCCCGCTCGACGAACGCCCGCACGATCGGCGTGATCCCTTTGACGACGAGCGCGAGTTCGTCGGCGGTCATGTACTCGCCCCCAACAATTCGCGTTCAAGCAACGCGCCGATCACGACGTCGATATGTTTGACCTCGTCGCCCGACGGCGTCGGCGTGTTCGTCGTCGCGGGCACGGCATCGGGCGCGGGCGTCGGTTTGCTGAACGGTTGATCGGCGTCGCGTTCGGCGAGCGCGGCGATCGAATACATCTGTTGCTGCATGTACGGCGTGTCGCCGCCCTCGACGGGGCCGAGGCCGTAGTACCGTTTCCGCGCCTCGTTCGGCGACATCCCGCCCGTGGCGATCCCGTCGCCCGCCGCTTTCGTGCGCGTCGCCGTATCCATCCAAATTAGATCGTCGATATCAAACTCGGTCCCGTACTGCGATCCGTTGATCGGGTCGAGTAACCCGAGGCCCGCGTCGAGCGATTTTTCAAAATTGGTGAGCAGCGATTGCAGACATTGCGCGTAGTACTGCTGGAACACGGGTTCCACGTTCGCGTACGGCGGGGCCGGGCCAACGTTGATCATGAACGGCGGAACGTGATAGCAGGAGCACACGTTTTCGGCCGTCCATTTCAATTGCTCGATCAATTGCGAATCAACCGCCGTCATCGCGAGCGGCGTGTACGTCAACCCGTCGCCGACGGCCGCGACCTTGCCCGCGTTGTCGCCCGTGAACTTCGTATTGAAATAATCCGCGAGGCGTTTCGCCGTGTCGTCGGAGATCGCGCCGGGCGCGGTGAGAATGCCGCCCGGTTTGCCGCCCGCGCCGAAAAATTTCGTCGACGAGGTTTGGATCTGTAACCCTTGCGTCGCCGCGAGGCCGCACGCATAGATCGGCGTGACGCCGATCAACGGGTGAAACAAACAAATCATCGTGTCGTGAATAATTTCGCTCGCGGGTACGGCCTCGATCCCGAACGGCAACTCGGAGAGCGGATCGGCCCCGAGTTGATAGAACACGGATCCGTCGGGGGCGATCAACGGCATGACGCGCATAGGGTTCAACACGTAGAGCGCGCGCACGACGCCGCGCGCGTCGCGCTCTTTCAGCGCGTACGCGTTGCCGTTGATCAATTTCGAAACGATCCATTGCTCGACGAATTTGTTGATCGTCTGGTAGCGGTTCGGTTTGCGAAGCACGGGCGAAAACGCGGGGTTGTCGGTTTCGTTCCAAATGCCGTCGGCGTCTTTCGAGACGAGGCGTAACGTGAGTTTGCCGATATCGGCGGCGATCAAGGTAATGCACGCGTACACGGCGAAGTACGCGAGCACGCTATCGGCCGTGACCTCGACGTTCTGTTGCCACGCGCCCGTAAACGATTCGCGCACGACGGGCCACCACCCGCCGCCCGTGCCCGTCGTCGGCGGCGAGAGGGCCGACGAGCGGGTAATGTTCAACCCGAAGATCTTCACTTATGTTTCCGGTGATTCGCGGGCGGCGCGTGCGGCGTCGGCGGCGTCGGTTCGGGTTCGGGCGCGGCCTCGGGCGCACGCGAGGCCCGCCCGCACGCGAGGATCGATTCGGCGATCGCGTCGTCGGCGACGTCGAACACGTCGCCGACCCCGTATGATCGCCCGTCGTACGTCAACGGTTCACGGGTGATCAATTTCATCGCGCTCACCCGACGTACGTTTGTACGGTGTACTGCACGCAACCCGTGCGCGCTTTCTTCCAATTGATAAACCGCTCCGCGCGCAACCCGACGAGGTTGTTTTGCCAGAGCGAGGTAAACACGGTTGTTGCGAGCGCGGGATTATCGGGCGCGGAATCCATCTGTACCGACGCCTCGCGCGAAACGTCGATCGTCACGCCGCCGTCATCCGCGTAGAGCACGCACGGCGGCGAGAGCAACACAACCCACCCGTTCGCCGACTGCGAGGTAATGACCTGCACGCCAAGCGGCCCGGTCCCGCCACTCGGCGAGAGCAACGGGTACAGCGGTTGCCCGAGGGGATTGAGCGCGGCCGAGAGTACGAGCGCGTTCGATTCGCTCATGATCAACGTCGATCCCGCGAGCGGAATATTCGCGGCGGTTAACGCGTTCATGAGTGCGACAATGTCGGTTCGCGCGTTGGCGGGCGTCGTGCCCGCCGACGTGATCGGGGTCACGCCGTTTGTAATCGATCCCGGCGACACGCCCGCAACGGCGGCCTTGGCCGGGTCGAGCAATTCGAGATCGAGGAATTGCGCGATCCCCGCGATCATGTCGGCGCGTATGACCGCTTCGGCGGCGGGCGTCGAGTTGCGCGCGAGTTCCTCAGTGATGACGATGATCCCCGCGCATTTCGTGATCCCGATCGTGACCGTCCCGAATGCGAGTTTCGTGACGGGTTTCGGCGCATTCTGCCCGACCCACGAATACGTCCCGCCCGCCGTTTGCGAGGGCATCGAAACGTTAAAGGGCACGTTGCGGAACCCCGAGATCTTCCCGAGGATCGTCGCCGGGCGCAGCAATTCGAGGAACTCGTTAAGGAGCGGTTTCATCGGCGCGAGCGGCCCCGCCCATGTCGCGTCGGTTGTCGTGCCCGGGGCAACGGCCGCTTTGAGCATCAACTCGACCTCGGGCGTCGAATCTTTCCATTGCTTCGCGTACTCGATCGCGCGCCACATATCGCCGCGCCCGCACGCGATCGCTTGCACGTACCGGGTAAACGCGGTGCCCTTGGGCAGTACCGACTTGACTTGCACGATCGGCACGGTCGCGCGACCGGCGGCGGCGGCGGCCGCTTTCGCGGCGTCGCTCTCGAGCACGACGGCGACGGCGTGCGCGGCGTTGCTCTTTTCGAGGTTCCGCAGTCGAACGAGATGGGCGTCGATCGATTTAATTTCGAGTTCGAGGCCGTCGTATTCCTCGCTCTCGGCGGCGTCGAGCGTGACATTCTCGGCGGCCGCTTTCGTCATGAGGGCCGTGAGGCGCGCATCCTTTGCCGCGCGCGAGGTTTCGAATTGCGTGATCTGTTCTGCGATCGTCATCGTCGTCTTACCGTTTCCCGCCCGCACAACGGGCAAGGGGATCCGCGACGCCGGATCGGGTGAGAGGCCAGGCGCGGCCGTGTCGAGCGATTTGATCGCGGTGATCGTCGCCTCGACGTTTGCGGGGATCGTCACGAGCGAGAGTTCGATGATCTCGGTTTTTTTCAGATGAAAGCGGCCGCCCTTGAGCAAATCGATCCCGCCCTTGAGGGGGCGATACCCGATCGAGACGCCGCGAATGAGGCGCGCTTTGATCGACTGCCACGCCTCATTGACGCGATCGCGCAACGGGCCGGGTTCGTCGACGTTCGGGATCGACGCCTCGAACGGGATCCCCTCGGCCGTCGGCGCGCCGAGGGTTGCGGTACCGACGGGCCGTTCGCGGTCATGGTGTAAGAGCAGTACGATCGGATTGGCGAACGTCGCGCCGAGGGGTTCGAAAATATCCTGTTGGCGATCGAGTGTCGGCGTCGTCGCGATCCCCGAGAACGTGCGCGCGCCCTCGTCGAACGCTTTGACGTCGAGGCGCGCGTACTCGGTATCGAGCATGAGAGTTGCTCGACAGAATGCAACCGAGATCCGCGAAGTACCTATTTAAAGGTTTTCAAATCGCCCGCCGCGTCGCGCAACGTGCGGCGGATCCATTCCTGCAAGGGGATCCGATCGTCGCGGGCGCGCGCGCCGACGGCGGCGAGTTGCTTGCCCGGGATCCGCAACGTGAGCGACACGGCGGGATCGGCCTCGTCGAGCGGCGGCCGCCCGCGCGGGCGTTTCGGCGTGTTCATGGTTGCCCCCCGAAAATGATCATCTGGTATTGCGGCGGCGCGGCCTTCGGTTGTCGAACCCATAACGCGAGGGCCATGTCGAGCGCGACTTGCCCGTCGATCTTGTCGGCGGCCTTTTCCTTATCGGGGCGCGAATCGCCGCGTAATCCATGGCGGATCACGTAGTTGTCGGCCATCCACGCGAGGATCGCGTTTCCCCCATGACAGAGGGCGTGCGCGGCGACAAGTTCCCCCTTCCGGCGGATCGCTTCGGTGAGTTGAAACCCTTGCGGTTGATCGACCATGTCGATCCCGTCGCCGATCAAGTGTTGCGCGAGTTGTTCGGCGAACCGTTTGTCATAGGCCACAGACCGTACGCCGTCGGCGTGACAATCGGCCGCGATCGTATCCTCGACGACGTCGTAATCGGTTGTCGACCCCTCGGTAATCGTCAACAACCCGAGGCGTTGCCATTGCGAGTACGCCCGGTGCGGATATTTTTCGAGCGCGGCGCGCGGCAACCAAAACCGACACTTGACGACGACGCGCCCGTCGTCGAGCGTCCACAATCGAACCCATGCGGTGAAATCGTCGGACATCCCGAGGTCAAGGCCGCCGTAACAGGGCACGCCGACGAGGGCCTCGTCGGGCGGCGGGGCCTCGCACGCGCGCCACTCGGTCATGTTGATCGCGCGCGTGTGCTGTTGCGTCCACACGCAAAAATTGAGGCGCAGTACGGTGTTGGTTTCGCCCGGGATATTTTTCGCCGCCGACACTTGATCGGCGAGGTACTCGCGTTGAATCGAGATCCCGAGGTTCGGGTTTGCTTTGATATGACACGCGGGATCGGCGAGCGGATCGTCGCCCTCGTCGAGCGCGCACACGTACGCGAACCAACGATCGTCGTCGACCGTGCCCTCGACGACGTGCCGCGAATGTTCATGGTGTTGAAAACAAATCGACGTCCGATCGACGCCCGAGTTCGTAATTTCCGCGAACAACGCGTCGAGGTTCCCTTTCGCGCCCGCGCGGATCTTGTTCGCGGTTTCGGCGTTCGGATGCTCGTGCAACTCGTCGAGCAATCCCATATGCGGCCGCGTGCCCGATCGCGCCGATTGCTCGCGCGAGAACGGGCGGAAAAACCCGAGGCCGTACGCGAGCGCGTGTACATGCTGGATCCCCGATTTTTGGATCCGCGTCACGAGCGCGGGCGACGCGTCGACCATGCGAACCGCGTCGCGGAACATGACCATTGCTTGATCGCGGTTCGCGGCGGCCGCGTAGATTTGCGGCGCGACCTGTCCGTCGCTCGTGAGGCCGTACAGCCCGACGGCCGCAAGCAACGGCGTCTTACCGTTGCCCTTGCCGATCTCGATGTACGCGTTCCGGTACCGACGGTGCCCCGTGTCGAGCATCCACCCGAAGATCGATCCGACAATGAACGCTTGCCACGGTTGCAGTTTGAACACGCGCGGATCGCCGTGTTCGTCGACCGTGTCAGGCAGTCGTACCCAACGCTCGATAAAATTGATCGCGTGATCGGCGGCGGCGGGCGCGAACGCGAACCCCTTGCGCCGACATTCGCGGCGGTCGCGTTCGTGACGCTCGCACGCGAGGCGCACGAGTGGCCCGGCGACGATCCGCCCGCGCACGACGTCGCGGGCGTACGCGTCGACCCGATGGATCAACCCACGCGGGCGACGCGGGTCGGCCGCGTTCGCTGGAACTCGGTAAACGGATCGACGGCGGCGGCGGGGGCCGCCGTACCGACAATGCGCGGGCGTTGCGACGGCGTTACGCCGAGTTCAACGGCCGCTTTCATAAACAACGCGTACGCGCGGTTCGCGAGATTGATCAACGGGTTCGCGACCGGGCCGTGTAGACGTTTCACGAGGAACCCGCCCGAGGCCGCCGCCGTTTCGAGCGCGATCCATTGCGCGTACTTCAGGCAGTACGCGATCAACGTCGCCCGGTCGACGATCGTCGCGTGCCCGCGCGCCGCGAGCAACGGCGCGATCCGATCCCATTCGGCCCGGGCGACCGGGTCGACGAGTTCGTCGGGCGTCGCCGTGTCGAGCGCGTCGTATCGCGGCGCGTTGACGTTGATCGGCCGCTTGCCGTTCGCGACCTTCACGTCGGCGGGTTGAGGTTTACGCCCTTTCATGATGCAACCTTCAAAAACATTAGCATTTTCGCGAGGATCCAAAAATTCAAACGTGCGTAAATGACTGCCGGGCGGTTACCGTCGACCTCTGCCGCGCAACACGCGACCGCCCCCCCCGATATAAGCGTCGAGGGCATTGCGGGGATCGGCCGGTTTTCGCCGAGGGCCACGCGATGATCGACGCGTTTCGAGATCGGCCGGTTCTCGGGTTGTTCTCGTCTATGGCGTACTCGTCGACAGTACCGAGGGCGGCGCGTTCCACCCTACAATCCCGCCGCCGTTTTCCTCGCTCCGCATGTGGCGCATAGCGACTGCCAGTTACCGATCTCGTCCCAAAATAATTCGAGGTTGCCACGGTGCGGTACGACGTGATCAACCTGATAGGCGGGCGTCGTGCGGCCCTCGTCGTAACACGTACTCATGACGGGCGGGCGACCGTCGGGTCGCATCCCGCACAACGGGTACAACGCTTTGAAATGCGCGGCGCGGCGTTCCCATCGGCGCGAGTACCCCCGGGCACGTTGCGATCCGCGCGCTCGCTCGATCGCGCGCCCGTGCACGGGGCAGTACCCGCGCACGACGCGCACGCCGCACGTTGGATCGGCGCAGTACTTCGCCGGTTCACGCGGGGCCGCTTTGTTTCCGCCTGTGTTGCGCCGCATTCGGGCACGTCTCGAAATGGGTTTTCGTGATCGCCGTGTCGACATCCTCGTACCCGAACGACGAACGTACGATCGTGATCGGTGCGTCGAACGGGATCCGCCGATGACTTTTTGCGAGTTCCGCCCACACGATCGACGCGCCGCATGATTTGCAATTCGCGAGGCGTCGAACCTCGGCGTACACGGTGAGGATCGGCATTTATTCACCCGGGCATCGTCGGCCCTTTCAGTGTGCGACGTTCTCGGCCTCGGGTACCGTGTGCGGCCGTCGACGCGCCGGGCGCGGCGCGCTCTCGACGTCGCCCTCGGCGGCCCCCGCGAAATCGAGCGCGGGTTGTTGCGGCGTGAAGGTTAAGAACCGTTGTTGCGTATGCCACGCGACGAGGTAATCGAGTTCGTCGGATCCGATCGGGCCGAACGAGGCGTAAAACACGAACCCGAACCCGTCGACGCCCTTCTCGGTTCGCGCGCGCGGTTGCGTGACCTCGACGTCACTCAGCACGATCGCGCCCGTCGGCGATTCGGGCATGAGACACACGACGATTTGTTGTCGCGTGACCCGAAGATCGAATTGCGCCGCCTTGAGTTTGTGTTTCGGTTCGCCGTCGCCGAGGTTGAACAACAACGCGCGCACGTCGGGATCGACGGCGGCGGCGAGTTCCGCCGTAAACGGTTGGACGCGGAGCGTGAGATCGACCATGTGTAATTCGCGCCCGTCTTTCGTGTTCTCGACCCGGTGATCGATCCCGTCGAGATAACAACCGACGTTGTCGTGTTCGAAAAATCGCATTGTGAACCTCATACACGAGCAATCGCGCCACAGGTGAAGGCAACCGTTACAGCGGAGCGCGCCGACGCCGTCGCGGTAGGGAAACCGGGCCGCCATGACGATCGATTACGGCGCGGGCGTCGTGATCTTTTCCGTCTCGATCGCCATGCACTGATTACGTAGCGTTTCGACATCCTCGGCGCGCGCTTGATACGTTGACCCCACGGGTTGATTGACGCCGTCGTACGTGTGCGGGCGCAGCGACGTTACGGTGATCGTGTTGCCGCCTTTTTCATCAGCCATGGTGTACCAACCTTTCGGACTGTTCGAGTAACGGGAACGTCGCGGCGGGGGCGGCCTCGACGCGAATGTCGGCGCACGGCGGCGCGCCGACGTCGGCGTAATACTTCCGCGCGATCAACTCGGTGACTTGCGCGTCGTCGAAGTACGCGATCGCGCTCAAGGCGTCGAGCACGGCGCGCGCGAGTTTGTCGAGGTCGGGGGCCTTACAATGCGCGACGAACACGCCGCGCTTGCTGAATTTTTTCGGGCGCGGCAAGTAAAACGCGATCGTCATCCGCACGCCGCGATCGAGCACGACGCGATCCGTGTCGGGCAAACTAGCGATCGCGCGGTTCGCGCCCTCGGCGATCAATTGCTGCCAGCCCTTCACGTTGCGATTACTCTCGGTCGCGATCGGGATCATCATCCCGCGAACCTTGCGTACAAACGGTTTGAGGTTCCCTTTCGGCAACGGCACGCCGTAGACGCGGAACGCGAGCGTCAACGCCCGGCCTCGCGTTTCCACGCGAGCATTTTGTACGCGGCCTCGGTCACGCGCGCGGGCACGCGGCCGCCCGCGAGGGCCTCGATCTCGTCGTCGAGCAAATCGATCAAGTACTGCACGTCACCCGGCAAGTACCGCGCGGTTTGATCGTGGTACGTCGTGATCGGTTCCTCGCGTTTGCGTGTCATCGTTCGAACCATGCGCGGGCGATCACGAAAATCAGCCACGCGAACACGAGGCCGACGATCACGATCGCTTGCGGAAGTGTGAGATCTGGCATGGGTTCACACTCGACGCGGGCGATCGCGTCCCTAGCAGACCCCGAGGCCGTACCCCCTGCACGCCCACGGGATTGTGAGCGCACGCCGACGGCCCCGAGGATCTCGACCGATCGCCCGCGTCAACTCGGTGTTACTCGTCCTCATAACAGGCCGTCGCCGGGACGCCGACGCGCGCGCCGAGTTGCACGACGCGCGGATCGCCGCGCGCGGTGAGCGACCGCCCGGTGATCCACGCGTCGATCGTGCCGACACTCACGCCGATCTCGGCGGCGAGATCGCGACGCGGACAGACGGACTGCCGAATGGCGCGGCAGAGGTGCGGCGACAGATAGGCCCCGCGAAAGTTCGGGTACCCGCGCATGTGAACTACCCCTTTCACCCTTCCTCGCCGGGTTCGCGCTCGCGTTCGGCGGCGCGCGTTTTCCAATCGACGAACGGCAACAACGTCCCGACGCGATGCAACGCCGACGGCGCGATCGTCGTCGACCGCACGACGAGCGGCGGGAGATCGGGCGGCGCGGGGCCGTCGCATTTCGCGCAACGGACGAACCGCAACGTATGCCCGCCGCGCACCATGACGATCCGTAACACGGGATCGCCTTTCGCGATCGTCGCGCCGCAACGCCCGCACAACGTCCCGATCCCCGCCCGTTGCCATGTACGCGTGTTCATACGATCCGCCGTCGGCCGCCGAGTTCGAGGCGATCGATCGCCTCGCTCACGATCCCCGCGTCGTACGCAATGCGGAGCGTCGCGCAACGGCATTTCAACGCCTCGGCGAGTTCGCCGTACGATCGGAAACGGGTCGCGGCGATCAACCCTTGGAGCACGCGCACGACGAGGCGCACATGCCGCGTGTGTTCGTCGTTGGTGTTGTGATTTGCCATTTTCATTAAGCATTTCGGCGCGCGGTTTCGGCGCGCCGCGTTCTAATTGGTACAAAGTACGAAGATCTTTAGTACTCGGGTACTGGTACGGGTACGGGGGCATCGTTTTGCCATTTTGCTATCGTGGCAAAAATGACGTTTTGCTATCTCGTTTGTCATGTGGTTGCTATGCGTGTTGCCATGGTTTTACTTATGGCGTTGCCAACGCGCGCGGCCGCCGTTCGTGCCCGCCTTCGCGCGTACCTCGCTCAAGTACTTTTTGTGCGCCCGGGCGTCGACGGCCGACGGGTTGTAATCGTGAAAATCGTGAATACGAAACCCGCCGTCGGTTTCTTCCCATAGCCCGGCCTCGACTAACGCCTCGGCGATCGCGATCGGTTTCTCGAAATGCCCGAGGGTACGGACGACGCCCGTCGGCAACACGCCGTCGGTCAGGTGTCGGTTGCTCCACACGAGGCCGTACGTGTAGAGGCCGAGGGCCAGGCCCGCGCCGTTGCGCCCGAGGGCCTCGCCCGCAACAAACAATTTGCGGTGATCGATCAACGCGTCGTCGATCTTCGTCCACATGCCCGGCGGCCTTTAGTGCGCCGTGATCGGTTCGGGTTCGGGGTTCGGTTCGCGGCGTAACGTCGCGCGCATTTTTTCGAGCGTGTCGCGAAGAATGTCGATCGTGTCTTGCGTAACCTTGAGCGTCGTTAACAACGCGTCGATCGTCGTCGCGGCGGCGCGGTCGACGCCGCGTTGTGATTCGAGCACGGCGCGATTCGCGGCGGCGAGTTCGTGACAATGCGGGCACGGTTCGATCATGGCAACCCCCTATCGGTTCGGTTCGTCGACCGCGTAGATCTCGATCCCCGGGATCCGCGCGCTCGTTTTCATGGCGCGCACGTACGCGCCGATCTTTTTTTCGTCGGCCGTTTTGTATTCCTCGGGCAGTACGGCGAGCGTGCGGCGCACGATCTCGGGCGGCGTTTTCGTGACATCCTCGGGGCCGCCCGCGTATTTCCAGCGGTACCGCCGGGTGAACGAAACAACCTCGCGCACAACGTCGGGCAACACGACAACCGGCGGCGGCGCGGCGAGGGCCTCGGCGAGCACGGCGGCGGCCGTCTCGGGTTCGCCCGCGCGCTCGTACTCGGCGGCGGTCACGGCGGCGAGGGCCTCGGCCTCGCGGCGTAACTTGTCGGCGGCCTCGCGCTCGCGCTCACGCCGGGCCTTATCCTCGATCGCGTGAAACCGGCGGATCGCCTCGGCCTGTTCGCGATCGAGGGTTCGCAACGGATCGAGCAACTCTTTTTCCCGGGCGCACAATTTCGAATGCAACGCGTGCGCGTCGGCCTTGAGCGGCGCGAAAAATTCCTCGATTTGTTTAATCAACCCGTAGACGACGCCGCGATCGTCGGTCACTTGTTCGAGCGAGGCACGATCGGTGATCGTGAGCGTCGCCCGCATCCGGTCGACGGTCGAGAGCGCGGTCGATTCGAGTTGCCCGCCGACGGTACGGGCGGCGTCGGGCCGATTGAGATCGATCATGGTCACGCGGCGGCCTCGTCAGCCGACTTCCACCATGGCGGCAAGCGGTCCTTACCCGTCAACCCTTTGTTATAGAGATCAACGATAACCGCCGAAATGCAGTGGGCTTTTTGGTTCCCGGTTCGGCAACGCAATTGTTCGGCGCGTTGATGCAACCCGCGTACGCCGTTCGAGAGCGCGACGAGTCGATCGATCACGAGTTTTTCTTGTGCGCGCCCGTCGAATCGGTTGTACACGCGCCCGAGGCCGAGGATGATTTGCGGATCGAAACTCGTGTGATCGCCGTCGTACGCGGCGTTGAGCGTACGGAGTACGAGCGCGACGAGTTTTGATCCCCCGAGGTCGAAGATCTTCACGAGCGCGGCGACTGAACTAAGACAGCCCTTGTGTTTCATGCGCGAGATCTTGAGGCCCAACGCCTCGATCGACCGCTGGATCTCGCATTCACGCGGGGCGTTCGCCTCGACGTTGACGTTGAATTTTTCGAACGCCGACATGACGCGCCGGTTCGCGAGCAAGAGAAACACTTTTGCCATTTGCTCATCGGTGAGATCTTCATAGACCTCACACGGTATGTCGTAATTTTGGAATCCGTTCACGCCGAGGGCGTGATGCCGATTGCATCCGTCGATAATCCAGTACCGCCCGTCGCGATGATTAACGACCAGTCGCCCGAGGCCGTTGAGATCGAATTTCGCAGCGATCCGATCGGCGCGCGCCTCGTTGAACTCTTTTTGTAAAAAATCGGGGCGACAGAGTAGCTTGTACGGGACGTCGTACATTTTCGACGCGAACTGTAAACGGTCGTGCGGTTTGCTCCGTTCCTCTTTCATCCTACTCATGCGGCCTGTCTCCTTTTGCGAAGGCGGCCGATCAAGGCCGCCAATTCAGCGCGGGCGGTATCGAGACGGGCGATCCAGTCGGGGATCCGATCGGGATCGAGTTGTTTGTAATGAATGAGGTCCGCGCCGACGGTGAGCGATTCGGCCTCGGCGACGATTTGCTCGACGATGCGCGTCGAGTCATGTTTACGGAGATGCCGCGTCGCCTTGTCGCCCGGGCAAGGGATCTGCTCGCGCTTGAGAATGTCGCGCACGGTCGCGACGTGTAAATGGACCTTCGCGGCGATTTGCGTCGAGTTGTGCCCTTCCTTTGCGAGTTGTCGAATGCGATCGCGGCGCGCGCGTGTCGCCTCGCGCGTACGCGAGTCGTCTTTCGCGCGCCTCGGATGCGCCCGTCGATTCTGGCGTCGACCTTCCGCCCATGACCCTACGCGACCCGACGCGAGGATCTTGCGTTGTTCGTCGTGCGGAACTCCCGCGACCTCGTCGGCCGCCGAGAGGGAAACCGTACCGTCGTGTACGGCCTCGACGAGTTCAGGGACGCCCGAGGTTAATACCGCCTTGCCCCGTTTGATCGCCGAGGGCGTCGTGCCGACGAGCGCGGCCGCGTCGGATTGCCTAACCGATCGCTCAGGTGAGAGATCGGTGATTTGGTTGTACACGTCGCCGCCGTGCGGGAGATTCGCGATCCGCGCGCCGACGAGCGCGAGTTGTGCGGGCGTCAATTGTCGCCGCTTTTCGTTCAAGCTAACAACGCGCGCGACCGCTGATCCCGCGCCGTCCCATGTCTCGAACCTAAGCGCAACGCCCGCCCGCTCGCATGCGAGTACACGGTTGCGCCCGTCGAGTACGCGACCGTCGGGATGCAACAGAATCGGGACGAGTAAACCGTGCGCGCCGATATCCTCGGCCAACGCCGCGAGATCGGCCTCGGCCATCATTGGGTAGATATCCGCGACCGGGTGAAATTCTCTCGTCATCATGCGACCTCGTCGTACGCGGCATACGCGCCGCGACGGTTCTCGACGATTTGTTGCGCGGCGCGGAGCGTCGCGAAATCGCGCCAGTCGGTTCCAGTCGTGTATGGGTCGAGACGAAACGATCCGTCGGCCTTGAGTTGCACGCCGTACCGACGCACGACCTCGTACCGCCCGAAAAATCCGGTCAACGCGTGATCATCCTCGTCGCGCGCGTATTCGAGCGCGAGCGAGAGGTACGCGGCCGTTTGTAAATCGCTCGCAACGTCGGCCGGGTTGCCCGTTTTGAAATCGAGTAACACGCCGACGCGGTCGAGCGTCCCGAGGCAATCGAGGGTACCGGCGACCCGGTGCCGCCGCGACGCGATCCGCCGCTCGTTCAACACGGCGACGAACGCCCGTTGATCACAGAACGATCGCCACGCGTCGAGGTACCCGGCGTACTGCGGAAACGATCGGCCAAACGCCTCGACGTCGAGGTCGTGTTCGTTCCAGTAATGGATCGCTTGATGGACGACGCGGCCCCGTTCGAGCGCGGCCTCGCGCACGTACCCGGGCAAATGCGAAAAATCGATCAACCCGGCCCGCGTCAAGATCTGCGTGACACTCGGCACGATCTCGCCGTCGAGTTCGTAAACGTGCGCCGCCGCGTCGAACGTGAGGCCCCGTTTCATGGTTCGTACGCCTCGTGCGCCGCGAGGATCGCTTTACACGTCGGGCACGTCGGATCGTTCGAGTGATCGCGGATATCGATCAAGCGGCCGCATAACGTGAACCGCTTGCGGATCCCGGGATCGTCCCATCGGACCCAATGCGTCGCGAACGGGTCGACCTTCTCGACGGCCTCGGGCGTGCGCGGTGTCATGCCCCGACCGCCCCGAGTACGATCATGCGCGGCGGATGATTCGCGTTTTCCGGGTGACGTTCGGCGATATGCGCGATCGCGAGTTTGTCGATCGAGGGGGCGACGTCGGCGACGTCGTCGCCCGTGAACTCGATAATCCAGTCGCACGATCCGCAACGGGCCTGTACGGTGAGGCGATTACTCTCGGGCATGGGCGATCCCCTCGTCGACCTCGACGAGTGTCCAACGCTGTAACCGCCACGCCGTACCCGCGCGCTCGACCGTGCACCGTACGCGCGCCTCGGTCCCGATTGCGGCGACGAGCGCGGCGAGATCCGCCGCGTCGTCGACCTCGACCTCGTACCCGTTATCGAGTTTGATCACTTGCTCGCGGAGTTCCGCGACGACGTGCGCGGGGTCGAGCGTGATCACGTTGACGGCGGGCGCGGGCGCGCTCTCAGAGATCCGCCTGACCGTCGGCCGGGCGACCTCGGCCTCGGCCGCGTCGGTCGCGCTCTCGCCCGCGCCTAACCCTTTCAACACGTCGGGAAAGAGATCGCGCCCGGCAAATTCGCGCGCGCGGAACATGAGCATCCGTTGCGGGTACTCGCGCCATGGCCCCGCCTTGTTGATCAAATTCGCGCGGCGGGCGTCGGCGATCGAGAATCGCCGCGTCGTCGGTTGCTCGACGCCGCGCCGCCAATACGAACAGACGGCGGCCGTCGTCGGGTTTTTCAAATCGTCATCAGTGAGGGCCTCGACGCGCCGCCGCACGACGATCGGTTTGTGCGTAACAGGATCCTCGCCCTCGACGCGATCGGCCTCGAACCATTCCTCGATCGCTTCGAACACGGGCGACGATCGGATCACGCCGCCGAACCCGTCGCCGAATACGACGGCGCGGCCGTTTACCACCATGATCGTCTGTACGGCGTTCGTCGGCGATAACCCGAGTTCGGCCCCGAGTTGCATCGCAACGAACACGTTTTCGGGTTTGTCGCGCATCGCGTCGGGCACGATCCCCGACTTTGCGAAGATCATCGCGACGCGCCACGCCTCATCGATCGTGCGCGGGATCATGCCGAACCGAACCGGCGTTTTCGGTTCGACGGCGGCGGGCGGCGCGCCGGTTGTCGGAACGAGTTGATCGTCGGCCATCAATGTACCCGCCTATCTGAGAGCGAATCGAGACGGAGATCCCATCCCGGCGATTCGACGCCGCACAACGGGCACGAGAGGAAGATCCGCGACCGCGAGATCTGCAACGTCCAACGGTGCGGGCACGCGCGGCGGCCGCACACGAACCCCGCGCCGAACCCGGCGATCGTCGCGACGGCGACGCCGACGATGAGCGCGATCATCGGGCCGCCGCCTTGAAAAATGTGCGTTTGCGGTTCCACTCGCCGCGAAAGTACCGATCGATCGGTTCGGCCCGATAGCGCGCGTGTTTCCCGAGGCGCGGTAAGAGTTCCTCGACGAACGGCAGTTTTCCCGCGCGGCGCAACGCGTTAAACGTCCGCTTGGGCATTCGCAACCGATCGAGCAACTCGACGAGCGTGTAACAGCGATCGGCGGCGGCGATCATTGGTTGACCTCGCGCGCGGCGGCGGCGGCGGCGGCCTTGCGACGCCGACGATCGGCGGCGCGCTTCTCGGCGGCGGCGACGTACGCGAGGTACTTGCGGACCTTATGCAGCGTCCGATCGCGGGCGTGCGCGTCGGCCGGTTGCCGCTTACAGAGGTAATGCAACGTGCGGGCGGCGAACTCGATCCCGGCGTCGTGCATCGCCTCGGCGAGTTGCGACCATGACCAATCGTGATCGAGACGGTGCGCGTCGAGGTCGAGGAACTCTTTTTCCATGGGGCGGAACCCTTACCATGCGATTGCTAAAACCGCTTTTGTCGCGCGCGCAAAATTACGCCCACGCGAAAAACGGCGTCAACCTCAGCGGGGAAAACGGGTTGCGCGCGAATTAGGTCGTACGCCACTCTGCACTATGGCGAACGCGCAAAGCTTGCAATTCCGGCAAAACGGGCGTAAGGTGTCGGCGAATGTCGGCCGCCTTCGCGACGTTGCTCCGCGCGATCCTCGAACGGTTCGAGGGTACGAAATCGGCGTTTGCGTACGAGGCCGAAATCACGCCGTCGGCCCTCTCGCGGTTGCTCGCGGGCGGCGTCCCGCCCGTGCCCGAGATCTGTTTGCGGATCGCGCACACGGGCGGCGAATCGCCGACGGCGGTACTCCGCGCGGCGGGACATCTGCACACGGCCGACTTAATCGAGTTGCTCTATGGGAAAGGTCGCGCGGTCGAGCAACCGTTGACACACGCCGAACGATCGCTCGTGCGGTTGTTTCGGCGACTGAGCATCAAAGAGCGGCGCGCCGTACTCACGTTGATCAAGTACAACCTGTCCGAAGAAATACACGATCGCCCTCGCCAACGATCAGCCGTGCGCGTGTCGGGGCGTCGCGCGCCCGGCGAGAAGCAATCCGCCTGATACGCCGATTCGGTTTTTACGTTTTACTTATTTACCCCTCACTTTTTTACAGAGGGCGCGTTGGGATCGGTGTGCCGTTTATGGGGGTTGTCGTGTTCGTGTCGTTCGCGTCGCCGGTCGAGGGGATCGCCATGGGCAAACGTGCGCGTCGAGAGTACCCGGATCGAATCGCCGATTTTTTCCAACGCCCGCGCCCGCCCCGCAAACCGATCGACGAGTTGCCCGCCGAGGTACGGCGCGCGGTGAGCGTACTCGCCCGCGCGAAATTGAAACGCCGTCGTCGCGCGTGAGCGGCGAGAAGGGATCCTAGTTTTGGATTACTCAGATCACGTACTGGGATCGTACCTCGCGCGACGCTTGCGCGATCGCAACGCGTCGGCGTTGCTCGTGATCGGCCGCGACGTCTATACGCGCGCCGACCTCGCGCACGTCGACTGCTTTAACTTCCTCGCGGCCGCGACCCTGTCGGCCGTCCTAAACCGTCATCTCGCCGTGAAAGATACCCGCGACGTGTTCGAGAACATCGCGCCGTCGTCGCTCGCGTTGCCGCGTCTCGGGGGCGTCGCGATCGCGGTACTCGGCGCGTGTTTCGAGATCAAAAAACTCGGCGGCGACAACCCGCTCGACGCATGGATCAAGCGGCATAGCGAGCGCGGCGTCGTGCACACGTTCGGATCGATCAAGCTTCGCGAGGCCGCCGACGCCGCCGCCAAGCGAGGCCGTCGTCGTTCGCGATCCCGCCGCGCCCCCGCGCCGCGCGTGTCGGGTGATCGGATCTCGGCGCGACAAGGAACGCGACCGTCATGAGCAGTAGCAAAGCAATCGATCGATTACGCGCGCTCGCCGACGAATGCGAGAGTAAGGCCCGCGCGTACCGCCTCGCGGCCGAGGCGTTGAACGGGCACGACGTCGGCAACCGGGCCGCGCGCGGCGACGCCGTACTCGCCGAGGCCGTCGCGCTCGACAAGGCCCGACGACGCGGGCGAGGCCCCGACCGATCGAAACGTGCCGCGCCCGGCAGTAAGACGGCCGACAAACTCGCGGCGCGCGCGCGTACCGTCGCCGCGCTCGACGCGCTCGACACGGCGCGGCCGTTACCGGCAGCCGAGTGGCGCGAGAAACTCGACGGCGCGCGGATCGCGATCGGGCCGCTTGTCAATTCTGGGTACGTGCGGAAAAAAGCGGGCGGATTTATCCGCACGGCGAAACCATACGACGCGACGGCCGTTAACCATCCGTCTAAGTAGTTGATAGCGCATCGTTTACACGTATATACGGTATTTTACTATACTGTATATACGTCGCCGCGATAGTGCGGGCGACGGTTCAAAGGTTCGAGGTTGTGAGACAAGAAAACAAGCAACAACGCGCGCGCGGCGCGTGCCCGCATTGCGATCGGCCGTCGGTGCCCGGGCAGATCACATGCGGCCGCCGTGACTGCCAGATCGCCCATGATCCAGCAAACCCGGCGACCCGCGCGCGACGCGGGCGGCCGTTCGCGTCGTCGACCAAAGAGGCCGTGTCGATCCGTCTCGACCGCCGCGCGATCGAAGCGTTTCGCGCGACGGGCGAGGGTTGGCAAACTCGGATCAACGCGGTCGTCGCGCGCGCCGCCAAGAGGATCAAGTAATGGCGCGCAAACCTCAACTACCCGTCGGGATCAAACTGCGCGGCCGAGGGTACCTCGTCACGGTGCGCGTAGACGGCGACCTGAAACACACGTCTTTCGCGGGCGACACGCCGATCCCGGTCATGGTCAAGTGGCGCGAGGATCAACGCGAGCAATTCGGAACCGGCCCCGTCGAGCACGGATCATTTACCGCCGACATCCTCGCGTACCTCGCGAAACCGAAGATCGCCGCCCAACGCTACGCGAAACAAAAAGCGGGGCATCTCGCGCAATGGGAACGCGCCCTCGGCGGCGACCGGCGGCGCGCCTCGATTACTCAGGATGAAATCGAGGCCGTGTTGCAGGACTGGTTACAAACGCTCTCGCCGGTCACGGTCTACCATCGGCGCGCGACGTTGCTCCACTTGTACACGACGCTCGACGAGCGCACGCCCGAACAAATCCACTCGGGGATCCCCGAGGCCCCGAACCCGGTCAAGCGTACAACGTGCCCGTCGCATTGGACGAAACGCAACCGATCGGCCGCGTTCGAAACGCTCAAAAAGATTTACGACACCATGCCCGACGAGCGGATCGTACGGAAAGGGATCCGCCAGCCCTCGATCGCGAAACTCGTCGTCGGCGTGATCCTGCACACGGGCGTACGCGCGGCCGACCTGAAACGCGTCCGTCGCTCGCAAGTGAACCTCACAACCGGGATCGTCCACATGCCCGCGACGTTGAAAGGGCGGCGCGGCAACACGATCGCGGCGGATTACCCGCTACACTTGACGCCCGACGCCCTCGCCGCCTTCCGCCGGTTCGACGCCGCCGACGCGTACGGCCAGTTTTCGCCCGAGGCCGTCTCACATTCGTTCAAGCGCGCGGCGCGCACGGTCGACGGCCCCGAGACGCCGATCCATCTCTACATGCAACGGCACGCGGTCGGGGCCGAGTTGTACCGCCTCACGCACGATCTCGAAACCGTCGGCCGCGCTCTCGGGCACGCGCCCGGGTCGCGGGCGACGACACAATACGCCCTCGACGCACACGCCGACGTCGACCGCGTCGCGATCGACAAACTCGCCGCGTCGAGGGCCGCCGCCGTCGCGCCGC